CGAGCGATTCGAAGTTAGGTGTATAGCTAGGGTCTTGTTCCATAGCTTCAAGTACAGATTGGATACGAAGTACTTTACCTAACATAATATCAGTAATAGTTGCACAGCCACGAGGATAGTACATAGCTTGACGAATACGAGAACTTGGATTCTGATAATCGTTACTTTTTTGTGTTTGTATTTCAGCAGCACGCTGAAGTACTTTAAGAGACTCTTTCATTAATAACCTCCGCATCTGAACCATATGTCCAGTGTCCATTTTCTAGATCTATTATAACACGATCTAGGAGATTTGTAAATACCCTTTTTACAGGAATGCCATATTTTTCACCAGGCTTTTCGCATAGTTCAATCTTTTTGATTTTAGATGTACCATGTCTGGTACTAATAAGATCACCAACTTGAATAGTATTTTTCATTACGCATATACCTCATAACCAAGATTCTTCAGAACCCAATCTTTGCCAAGATCTTTAGCAAAAGCAACCACGATACCTTCACGAATAGAAGTATCTAGATAATAGATATGGTTAGAAAGACTAGCAATGTCGCCGGCGTTATGTAGGTTTTTTGCTTCGATAACATCGTTGCGATCTTGAGCATACATATTAGCCATACCCTGATCAACACCTTCGTATTCGATAACGTCCTGCATCAGGCTTTGTTCTAGAGCAACTACATTTTCTAAAAACTTGTACATTTGAATCTCCTAATTCCTATTTTACTAGTATATTATATCATAGCTTTTTAGGAATGTAAACCCCCTAAATTAATTTTATTTGAATTTTTTATCATTATTTGACCATTTAAATATCCTATGTAATTTACACGTGTACCTATTCCGTATAATCCAGAAGTATATTTGATTTGCCACCCCATCACCGTATTTAAGCTTCTTTTCTGTCATATCATTTAGTATTCTTCTAATGCCGGCATCTAGCCAGGCCTGAGGTTTATCTGTACAATCTAGAACTTTATTATCAATAGTATCGCCTTCTAGATTAATTTGATCTAAAAATGGTCTTGGATCGTCCTTATATCCTTGAGATATCACATGTATTTCCGCAACGCCACCTTGAAGACAACTAATATAAGCATCTTTCCAAGATCTATTCTGATAGGGCTTCCACACTCTATCAGCTTCGGCTTTAGCTCGGGATTTAAGAAGATCCGGATCTATATCTCTAATATCAAATGTTTCTATAAACATATTCAAGTGCACGATCTGCTTCTTTATCTAAGGGTCTACTCTTATACCAATTACCAGTTTCCATATCTAATTCTCTACAAAGGGAAGCTATTTCATCTGCAGTAATAGGATATTCTTTCTTAATAGCATTGCCGGCAATAGCAACCATTATCTGATACATTTTATGATACCAACCGGTATTGCTTATGACTCTGTATTCTTTTTCGAGATTACGAGGGAAGAAGGGACAGTCGCGATAGGACGTCCACCGTATGTCAGTGTTGTCCATTCTTGATTTTCTGTGCTCGACGATTTGTCTTTGGAGTTCTTCTGGGAGTCGATCAAAGAATTTGCTTGAATTGGTTTTTTCGGCATAAGGGAATTCCTTTATTAAAGCATCTGGATCAACATAATCGCCATCGTGAGAGAAGATAAAATTGTTAGCCCCGTCATAATTAGCAGGAATGTAATACATTCTAGCAAGATCTTTTGTTTGTTCATCTCCGATTCCTCCGAGTGCATTCTGTAACGCAAAGTTGAAACGAGGAATTTCCTTATTTGATATTTTTCTTTTAAGTGGAAATACAAGTCTAAACTTCGGATAATCGAGAGTACTGCTAGCAGTAGAATAACAAACGAAACGCCAGTTACGGGTATGATTAAGGATTGCATCTTTTAATTCACCATCAAATTTATAATCGTCTACATCAACTGCACACCAACCGCACCATTCAATAACATTTGCATTCGCACGGGTAGTACCTTTCTCATAGACGGCAGGCGACATGAGCTCGGCTTCACCCTTAGACTTACGTTGAATATTAGACAAATCATACAATACTTTTTCAAAGTCTTGAAAGCTTTTAAGATTAGTATTACGATTTGTTTTATTATCGTAAATATTTTTAAAAAGCGTTAGTGAGATTTCCATGGTTGCCCTCGTGGCTTGGTGATTTCCATCCTTCGGGTTTAATTAGATCGGGTAAGCCAAATGGATTAGGTCGACCTTCTTTTACACCAGGTGACTTAACCATATTTGCTTTATATACCTGATCCCATGCCTGATTAGCATCTACACCAAATACGTCTAGTGTGCCAATAGCAAAGACACATAGGTCGATTAAGCCATCTACAATTTCTTCTGGATCTTTAGATTCAATAGCAGTCATTGTTTCGTCAAGTTCTTCTTTACACATAGAAAGACGGAAACGAAGATACTTATCCATAAGATCTTTATTTTCTTTATTTGCTTGAAACCAATCATGCACACCAAACTTTTTGTGCATTAGTTTCATATCATTAGCCCAATCGTTCATATAGTTACTCCTTTTAATATATCATTATTATATCGCATTTTGATCAATTTGTAAACCCATTAACCAAAAAATGCATCCAATGTCATTTGTTCTTCTGCTGACCAACCCATTGCATCCAAGATAAACTTAAGCGGTTCCATAAATGTTTTTTCGAATTGCTTTTCGTAATCTACGTATTGGTATAGATTCATTTCCTTAGGTAGGCCACTAGGGAAAGCTACTACGTTTTCCCTAAGGGTATTTGGTAGTCTAAGATATGTAAATTTAATTTTATCTCCATCTCGGATAACCTCATACTTATTTAGTAGTTTCTTTTCTTTTAGAAATTTATTATAAAGAAGTGCGCCACGTACATGTATTGGACAACCTTTTTGATATGTCATTTTCTTGTCGTACCACTTACCAATATCATTTACTCCACGCGGAAACGCAACAGCTTCTGGTGGCAGTTTACAAAATTCTTGTTTGAATTCCTGTATAAAGTCTTGCGTTGCCGATTCAGATCCGGATATAATAATCTTAAAGATTTCTTTAAACTTATCACGTACAACTTCTGGGGTAGATGACTTAATGGCTTCGATGCCCATGATCTTAAGTTTTGGTTCTGAATATTGTACACCTTCAGAGTTATGCACATTCAGTAGATAACGTTTCTTAGCTACCCATATGCCACGGTCAGCGATAACTTCCCGTCCCATCTCCATACGGTTTTCGTAGCAGTTCATATCTTTAAAAAGATCTGCCATAGACTTTTCGAAAACTTTATTAAAATGATTTTGGCATGCTTCATCTAAAAACTTAACAGGATCTTTTGGTTTAAACTTTTCTACAAATGGTTTAAAGTTAACATATACAGAATCTGTATCGATTGCTATAACATAATCTTTATCAGTTTCTAATACCTTATTCAGTTCATCGTTAATTGTTTTTTCGCACCACTTAATGACATGTTGACCTGTAAGAGTAATACCTTCTGCAATACGTAGATCGAAATACCTATACCATTTATTACCAATAGCACCGAACAAAGAATTCATAAGAATCTTAATTGCCCACTGCTTATTCTGATACGTCGCGATCTCGCGCTCGAGGTCGCGCGAAGGATTCTTTTGGTATTTGCTTTGTGCAGCAAGCATTTGCTTTTTAACAATACTACGTTCTTCATAGTAGTTTTTAACAAGTGTAGGAAATACACCCTCATTGGTATTATCGAATAATATACCATTTGCTGCACGGGAAACATTTTCACCGGAAGCTACTAATGTTTCTGGTGACATATTCCATTGCGCAATAATATTAGGATAAAGTGAATTTAAATCAAAGCTAACAATCCATTCGTACATATCAGCTTTAACTTCTTTGACATAGCCACCAGCAAAGTGTACGTTCATATCCTGCCGTGATGCACGATCTGCAAGAGGTGGTATAACAATATTCTTTTTAGTTAGTTCGCGATATACAATCGAATCCCAAATAGATGTTGTACCAAAGATATCAGTAAAGTTAACACCGGCTTTATATGCAATCGTACAAGCCAGGCCAATTAGATCTAGTTTATCATCTATCTTTTGTACCAATTCAACATCTTTAATATTGTAGTCAATATAGAGCTGAAAGTTTTCTGTGTATAGGTTTCTTAGGTTACCATATTCTTCGTAAGAGATTTTCTTTTCACCGAGAACAACATATGCAATATGGTTAAGCGAATAAGATTCTTGTGCGCCATAGCTATATGCAAACTTCTTAAAGAGATCGTAGTAATCAAGTTGATTAATACCTTGGATCTCGTAAGCATCCATGTTTTGGTTTTTGAAATTAATTTTTTTAGTTCGTAAAAGATTCCATGGTGAAAATTTACGTGCAATCTCTTCGCTTTGGAATACCTTACCAATACGATTTAGAATATAAGGTATATCAAATAGACGTACGTTCCAGCCAGTAACAATATCTGGATAGCCTGGACTATGTACGCTATCACCTCTCCACCACATTAAAAAACTGGCAAGAAGATCTTTTTCAGTTTCGCACTTATGATAGTGTATGTGTAAGTCTTTATGGATTGTTTCAGAAACTTTATAGTCGCCACATCCCCATACGTGATAACGACCTTGCTTCGAAGATTTAGCGGTAATAGCTGTAATAGGATGTTTGGCCTCATCAGCTTCTGGGAAGCCATCATCGGAATAGACCTCGATGTCCAGGTTAACCACATTTAGCATAGCCTGGTTAAAATTAATTTCGTCTGGGAATTTTTCTTGTAAAAATTGTAGTACTACACGATCACATCCATAATAACTCAAGCCAGAAGTTTCATCTGCCTGCTTGACCCAATTGGACATTTCATGGCGATTTTCAAATTGTATTGGGCGTACATTTTTCCCGCCCATAGTTTTATAGCCCGTAGGCTTTGGGGATGGCAAATATAATTTAGGACTAAAAGGTACTTTTTCCTGTACCAATTTGCCATTATTATCGTATCCACGGTAAAGTACTTTGGAACCATAGTGGTCCACAGAAACATAAAAAGACATACAACCTCCTAATAAACACAACTATTATACCGTATTA